ATAAACGCTAGATGTTTCTTTTTTTCTTGAAAAGCGTGTCAAGATGTTTTATAAATAATTAACCAATAACCTTTTTTGGCTGGTTTGGCTTCTCAGAAATGAGATTGTGTAGGGCAATTCCTTATATGTTTGGCTGGATCTTTTTCCAATAACCGAAGCGATTAGTAAACAATTATAACTATTTAACAGGAGTACAATTATGAGTACAGGATTATCAACAGCTTTTATTACCCTGTTTGAAGCAGAGGTAAAACAAGCATATCAAGGCGAATCTGTATTGAATAATAGTGTTAGAATGAGAACAAATGTTCAAGGTTCTACTGTCAAATTTCCTAAAATTGGAAAAGGTGTATCACAGATTAGAACTCCACAAACAGATGTTGTGCCGCTAAACACAGATTTCAGCACAGTAACAGCCACCATGCAAGATTTTATCGCAGCCGAGTACAGCGATATTTTCGATCAGAGTAAAGTAAACTTCGATGAAAGACAGGAACTTGCTCAGGTTGTGGGTAAAGCCATAGCCAGAAGAGAAGATCAGATTATCATCGATGTAATGGAAGCAGCTTCACCAGGAGCAACTATTGCGAACACAGTAGTAACTTCAGGATCAGCAGCAGCTTCAGATCTAAATATTGGTAAAATCATCGCAGCAAAAAAAGCTATGGACGCTGCTAATGTTCCACCAACAGATCGTCATGCAGTTGTGCATGCGAATTCGATTGCTGGATTATTAGGAGATGAGAGAGCAATTTCTGGTGATTTCCAAAATATTCGAGCATTAGTACAAGGTGATATTAATACCATGATGGGATTTCAATTTCATGTTGTCGGTGATCGTTCAGAGGGCGGACTTGCCATTGATGGCAGTTCAGATAGAAACACATTCTTTTATCACAGATCAGCGATTGGCTGTGGCGTAAGTGTCGCACCTAAAGTGGAGGTAAATTATGTTGCCGAAAAGACTTCGTTCTTAGTAAGTGCGATGTATTCTGCTGGTGCAGTTGTGATCGATACTGCTGGTTTGATAAAAGTAACTTGTAGAGAATCATAGGAGGTAAGTTATGGCATTCGCAAGAGCGGGTTGGAATCCCATTGGCGGCATGAGTAAAAGAGGTAAAGCTCCACAAATTTGGAGTTATACCACTACTGATAATCTAGCCACAATGAACACTGAAGGATACTTTAATTCGGTATCTGATGAAGTAAAAGTCGGTGATCTAATTTATGTTCATGATTCAAACACACCAACTGCATCTCTAGTCGTTGTATTAAGTGTAACGACTGCTGGCGTGGTTGATGTGAGCGATGGAACAGCACTTAGTGTAGCTGACGCTGACTAAATTATAAACTGTGGGGAGCTTCGGCTCTCCACTTTTATTTAAGGAATTATTATGGCAACGGGAGATAATCAGGTAAGCATAGCAAATCAAGCATTACTTCTTCTCGGTGCTGATACGATTGCTAGTTTTTCAAATGGTACAGCGATCGGCAATGCTTTAGATATTATCTATCCTAAAGTAAAAACAACAACGCTTGGAATGTATCCTTGGACATTTACTCTTAAAAAAGCAGAACTCTCAAGATTATCTACTGCTCCTACTGCACATTTTTTACATCAGTACAAATTACCATCTGATATGATTAATAGTGTTCCCAGATCAGTTTACAATTCTAGTGATAGAGGAGCTGCAACAATTAAAGATTATCAAATACAAGGCGAAACATTATTAACCGATAACACATCAATCTTCGTAGATTATCAACAAGACATAGTAGAAGGTAAACTTCCTGTATATTTTACTCAATTACTTGTTTATATGTTGGCGTGGAATCTAGCAGAAACAATTACAGATCAGACAGAAAAAGGAGCATACTATAAACAGATTGCATTAGGCACAGCAGCCGATAACAACAGAGGTGGATATTTTAGAACCGCTATCAATTTAGATGGTGCGGGTGAAACTCCTCCTGTTATTGCACAATATCTGTTAACTGAAGTGAGAGGAGCATGAGCAGAATTGTTCAGTACCAATCATCATTCACTATGGGCGAGTTTGATCCACTTGTTAAAGGTCGAGTCGATATTACGCAATATCAGGCAGCTCTTGAAAAAGCAACCAATGTGGTATGTATTCCGCAAGGTGCAATAGAAAGACGACCAGGACAACAATTTTTACTAGATGTATCTTCTGATTTAGGAGGATCGTTTACTGCTCAACAAGGACTTCGTTTAATTCCCTTTGAGTTTTCAAGTGTTGATTCGTTTATGTTAGTCTTTGTTAAATTATCTACGAGTGCAACTAACAATGCCAAGATGTTTGTGTTTAGACAAGGTGTATTGCAAACCAATATTAACTCAAGTGGTAATAATTATTTAACTGTATCGTTAGGCGATATATCGTTTGATGCCATAACCTTTACACAATCTGCGGACACGTTAATTCTTTTGCATGAAGATCTAGCTCCCCTATCGATTGTTCGAGGAGCAAATAACAGCACATGGACAGCAAGTACAATATCAATCACTTCGCCAAAGTTTGCTTTTACAAAATCAGTATCTGAACCCGCTGCGAATATTACACCCTCCTCTATTGATGGTACTGCCACTATATCCGCATCGGCTAGTATTTTTTCTAGTGGTAATGTCAATCAATATATTAACGTCAAGAATGGGTTCGGCAGAGCTAGGATCGTTGATTTTGTATCAGCTACCTCGATAAAGGTAAATGTAGAGATTCCGTTCTTTAACACTTCTGCAATAACAAATGGTGATTGGGAACTCGAAGCGGGATACGAAGATGTATTCTCATCGACTAGAGGGTTTCCAAAAACAGGTGTATTTCATGAAGGACGATTATTTTTTGGTGGATCAAAGAGTTTACCTAACGCTTTATTCGGATCTAAGGTTGGAAGTTTTTTTGATTTTCTCGAAGCTGAAGGGCTGGACGATGATGCTATATTTGCTGTTCTAAGTAACAATTCCGTCAACGCTATTACTGGTGTTCGCTCTGGACGAGACCTCCAGATTTTTTCTACTGGCTCAGAATTTTTTGTTCAGCAGAGCGAAGGCCAACCTATTACGCCTGGCAATCTAACAATCAAAGCTGCAACATCGTCTGGATCAAAACCTAATATTATGCCTGTATCGGTTGAAGGTGGTACTATTTTCTTACAACGATCAGGAAAAGCATTACGAGAGTTTTTATTTAGCGATGCAGAATTATCGTATCAATCAAACAATATATCGTTGTTATCAAGTCATTTGCTAAAAAGTCCTGTCAAGATTGCATTTAGAAGAGCAACCTCTACGGATGATGGTGATTTACTTATGATCGTTAATGGTACTGACGGAACGATGGCAGCGTATTCGATACACCGATCACAAAAGGTTGTAGCTCCAAGTGAGTTTATAACCGATGGTACATATGAAGATTGTGCGGTTGATATTGATGAAATCTATGTGATTGTAAAGAGAACGATCAATAGTAATACAAAACACTATATAGAAAGGTTAGACGATGATAGAACTACTGACGCTTCTTTTCAGCTTTTTGATGGGAGTTCTGATGGCAATAAGCCTACCTCCACGACAGTTTCAGGTCTTAGTCATTTGGAGGGAAAAACTGTTGAATGTATTCGGGACGATATTTTCTTGGGTGAAAAAACAGTTTCTTCAGGACAAATAACAATCGATCAAGTTCCAACAAGTTATGTTGAGATTGGTTTGCATCATGATGTGTTAGCGAAAACATTACCAGCAGAACCTAAACTTGCTTCGGGTACAATGGTCGGAAGAAAAAAAAGAATAGTAGCGGTATCTCCTGTTTTAAATCAAACACAGAACATTGCTATCAATGGGAATGAGGTAAGTCTTAAACAGTTCCCCTACACTCTTGATTCTTCTGAAACATCATTTACAGGACGAAAACGAGTAACTCCGTTATTGGGTTATGACGAGGAAGCTCAAATATCAATCACTCAAACAAAACCATTATTTTTTACATTGTTAAGTTTAGAGTATAGCGTGAGTGGTAGTCAATGACAGCAGCAGTTAGTGCGGGTATTGGGTTAATTGGTTCAATTCTACAGTATCGATCTTCTGTAGCAGAGGGCAAAATACAACAACAAATTGCAGAAGCAAAAGCTCGTAATGAACGACTTAAAGGAAGAGTCGAAGCAGTAAAAGCTCAAGAATCAGCTAATGAAATATTAAGACGAACAAAAAGAGCATTAGCATCAAACATTGCTAGAGGATATTCAAGTGGTGTATTGCCAGAGGTAGGATCATCTAAGGTGTTCTCTGAACAACAAGTCTTAGCACCAGCAGCATTAGATGTTGGTATATTAGATCAAGACGCTTTCTTAGCTATTGAACAATCAGAACGTCAAGCAAGGAATTTAGAGTATCAAGGTCGTATGGCAGCAAGACAAGCAAGGACTGCTGCACTCGGTAATCTAGTTATGGCTGGAGCACAAGTTGGATTATCTGGTGCTTTTGAAGGTTTGAGTTTTGGTGGTTCTGGTTCAATAGCTCAGCCAGGTATAGCGGGTAATGTTTCACAGATTAATGTAGGTGGAGGAGCGTTTCCAACTGCTGGTGGAGGTATGAATTTTAGACCACCGCAAGGAATAAGTTTTATATAATGGCTGAAAGAGTACGATTAAATAGATCATTATTAAGTTCAAGTTACACACCAAGTGCTGCAACCGAGGTAGGTATATTAGAACAACAAGCAGTAGGTCAGAGTCAAATCACCAAGTTACTCAATACTATGTCAGGTTTTTTCTATGACCAAATGGCTGAGAAGGTTGTAGAAGAAGGGGAGATGTATGGTGCGACAAATCCAATCACTATGGAGGAGTTAGAAAAAGCATCGCAGACAGGTGAAGATCCTACAAAAAGACTTGGGTATGGAACAAGAGGTATAGCTGCTAGAAGCACAGCATTTCAAAGTGTAATGGCAGAAATAGAATTACAAGCGACAAGAGATTATGCACAATTTATAAGTTTGGCAAAAACACAAGAGTTAGACCCGCAAGAGGTGGCTGATGGTCTTGATGCTATATCACTCGGTTACGCTGATATTTTAAAAAATGTAAGTCCAACAGATCATATTAAACTAAAAGGCAAATTGTCGCAAACAACAGGCGGTTATTTTAAAGGTTATATGAGCGACTTTATTGATGCAGAAACAAAAAAACAACAAGGTCTTGCTGCTGTAATACTTAGTAATATTCAATCAAACATACCTACTAAGATAGATAACATTTTGCTTGATCCCACTAAAACACAAAGTCAGATTGAAAGCGATCTTGCATCACTTAGAACAAATACTATTATTGAATCGCAGACAGTAGCAATAACTAGAGGAGAATATTCTGCTCCACAAATCACCAAACTAACTGAAACAGTTAACAAAGATTTTATGAATCATTATGAAAGTAAAATTATTAGTTATACCTTACAAGCGGGGTTAGCAAGAGAATACTCTAAAAGTATCATTAAAAATAAAACAACAGGCAATCCTCGAATTGATGCTTTACTCAAAATGTTTACAGACGAGGATAAAATTAAATTAGTTTCTAACTTACGATCAGCAAGACGAGATGAACTGCAACTTGAAGAAGATGAAAACGATATAGATAAAATCGAAAACGAAACAGCAATGAACAATGCACTAGCGAATATGAAGATTGCCATAGATAAAAACGATCCTAAACTTTACGATGATAATCTTAAAAGAGCAACATCGTTAGATTCTAGCGACACAAGACTTATCGACATCAAACAAGACAGAGAAAGGTTTATGGGTGTAAGAAGAAAAAGTGATGCACAAACTTTAAGAAGACTTAAAAGACAACTGAACGATGGATCGTTAACTATTAGAACCATTGATGATAATAGGTTTTTACTTAGCACAGAAGACATAGACGAACTTGAAAAAGATTTAAATACTTATGAAAAAAGTAATATTGAATTAGAGCTTCTAAATACAGAGCAATTATTTGGTATTATTGAACAAGAAAATATTGACGTTGATCATCCAAATTATAAACAAAATCAACTGCTCAGAGCAATGAGAAAAAAAGCATTAGCAGAGTTAAGAAGAAAAACAGAACTTGGAGAGAGTTTTGATGCTGCCACTTTTATACGAGATGAAATAGGTGAAGTCGAAAAAAAGATTAATAAAATTGTTGATGACGATACACAACAAACTCTTAGACTTCAATATGACCTTTTTAAAAAAGCATTTAATAAAGCAACCAACAGACGATCAGCCAAATTAAATCAAGAATTTTTAGAAAACATAAAGGAGTTAGATGAAATAGAACAACTGAGAGACATGCTTAGTTACAGAAGAGATAACAAAGATAGATTTTCGAAAAAGTTTTATGGTGATGAAGGGGGAAAAAACCTAGATAAGTTATATGACAACTTACTATCAACGACAATGAAATATTTGGAAGGTAAATGATGACTAAGGATATTTTTGATTATATTGAAAATAGCAGAAGAATGAGATCGTCAGGTGTTGATCTTGAGTATTATCAAGACGAACAAGGTTTGGTTGATATAAGACCCTATGTTGAACCTACATTATTAGAAGGTATTGGCGAGGGTTTAGAACGAGTGGCGGGTACAACTGCAAGTATTGGTGCTGGTGCTGTTGGAGCAACATTAGGATTTCCTACTGATCTTGCTAGTTTGTTTGTAAGTATTGGTAAATCTGTCGGTGCAGAAGATGGTAAGAAATTAGAAACATTTGCAAATACCTTTGAAACATTATCAAAAGAAAATTATGGATCACAGTTTTATAAAGGTTACTTTGATAACTTTATTGATGATTTAAAAATTTCAGATCAAAAGAAAAAAGATTTTAAAGCTGGGTTTGTTGGCGGAGAGTTTTTAGGTGTTGGTAATGTTGGTAGAGAAGCAGCAAAGAAAGCTCCCGCAGTTGCCAAGAGTATAAGAGAAACATCAGAAGAAGTCGGAGAAGCTGCACAGAAAAGAGT